TGCTTTAACAATGAAATATGATGGTTCTCCTGCAGTAGTATTTGGACACCATCCAGAAAATGGTAAATTCTTTGTAGCTTCAAAATCTGCTTTTAACAAAAATCCAAAGATTAATTATACTCACGCAGATATCATTAAAAACCATGGTCATGCACCAGGACTAGTAGAAAAACTACATGCAGCATTAAATCATTTACCTAAAATAGCTCCAAAAACTGGTGTATATCAAGGTGATATCATGCACTCTGGTACCGACTTAAAACAACATAAAGATGGTAAAGTTTCTTTTACACCTAACACAATTACTTACACCGCCAAAGGTGAAGAAGCAGACAAGGTAAAGAAATCTAAATTAGGTATTGTTACACATACACAATATCACGGCAAAGATATTAATTCGATGGAGGCTGACTCTCATCCAGATTTACATAACTTCAAATCACATCCTGATATCTGGCAGAAATCTCCAACCCACGATACCAAAAATATACATTATTCTGAGGAAGACCAAGAAAAATTCCGTGAACATATGAATGCGACTGAAAAGATTCATAAGGAACACGGTAAAGAAATGTATAAAGCTACAGAACCACATCAGGGTGAATCTGGCCATTTAGCAACTTATATAAATCATACAGTTAGAACAGACGAAATACCTTCTGCTGAAGGTTTGAAAAAACATATAACTGACAAATACAAAAAATCTATGGAGAAGTTAAAAACTTCTGCAGCAAGAGGCCGTAAAGAACAAGAATTAAATAGTCATATCAATCATATTGAAAAAAATAAAAAACAATATGAAAATTTGTTAAAAATGCACCACCACTTACAACAGGCAAAAAATATTCTTGTTTCTAATTTAGAGCAACATGAGGGTGGTTTGGAACATCACATAGATAATAAAAGAACTGGTCCTGAAGGTTTTGTGGTCAATCACGCAGGCGAACCAACTAAATTAGTTAATCGTGCTGAATTTGCCAAATCAAATTTATTAAAGGTAAGAAAATGAAATCATTTAGTCAATTTTTAAAAGAATCTGAAGGCGAAGGTATACACACCCTCTTTCATCCAATTCGTGGTATGTATAAGGTTCATAAGGATGGAGAATACCATCACTTAAAAAATGATGAAGGTGAAGTTACACATACTTTTGTTGGTAAAACAGATGATGAAGTAATTAATATTCTTAAACATGAACATGATTTAATTTATGCTGGCAAATTACATGAGGAGTATATTGTAGAATTAAAAGCTCCAAAAACTGCAGCAGAACAAGCTAGAGCAAGAGATAGTAAAGAAATTAATATTAACCGTGGTAGTTATAATGAAGCCATGGTCGCTTACCATTTAAATGGTAAAAGATGGATTAATAAAGAACATAAAGCTTTTGCAGACCATCACAAAAAGATTTTATCTGATTTCGATAAAAAACACGGTTCACAAGAAGTTAAAGCGCAAGAAGATAGAGCACCAGAACAAGCAAAGTCTTTTTTAGAACACGCTAAACAAAGAGGATATGAGGGTGTTGAAGCTGTTCATCACACCGCTAAACCTGGTGAAATTGAAGCAAAAACAGGTATCAAAGCTACACAACAAGAAAACCCATCAGATGTTGTTGTTAAATTTAAAAAGAAACCAGCAACAGCAAAACATGGTCATTTAGGACTTTCACTAAAATCATCTGGTTCTAAAGCTATTGGATTTCACAATGGTGGTGTAGGTGAAATTGGTAAATTAACCGGTCATGATTTAGCTGGTCATGTTCAAAGAGAACAAGAAAAGTTTATGAAAGCCAATAAGATGGTGAGTAAGACTAGAGCGGCTGGTGCTAAAGAAATTGCTGGAGAGAAAAAAGATGCCTCCGGTGAAAAGAGTGAATTATATCGTAATAGTGCTTTATATCATAAAGGTTTAGAACACGCCAGAAAATTAAACAAACAAATTCGTGATAAAGTTCATGAAGGTTATAGTATGATGAGCCATGACGAATTAAAAAATCATTTAATGAAAACTTATATTAAAGGTAATTCAGAACATGCGTTACCTTATGTAAAAACTCATGGTACTGGCGGTGGCGAATCAAAGAAAAAGGCTTCAGCACACACCACCGATCCATCAGATAATGATATGTACCATCATATAAAAAATGCCAAGAAGATTCACTTAGAAAAAAGTGGTGATGCTGGAATTACTGTTCACACCGAAGATAAAGAAGGTAATAAAAGAAAAGCATTTGGTATTCAAGTCAAACACGGAAACGGTCCGTTAACAAACGTAGCAATCTTAGGTCAACCATAAAATATGAAACATAAACACCACATAATACCAAAACATATGGGAGGCACAGATGATCCTTCCAATCTTACTGAACTAACAGTAGAAGAACACGCTGAAGCACATAGATTATTATATGAACAATATGGTAAAAAAGAAGATGAATTGGCTTGGAAAGGCTTGTCTGGAATAATAGGAAAAGAAGAACTCATGTATGAATTATCATCATATTCTTCAAAAAAATATTGGGATAATATATCCGAAGAAGAATATCAACTAAGGAAAAATAATGCCTTTGGTGGAAATAAATTTAACAGGGATTATTTAAAGTTGAGAAATACATTATTATGTTCCAAAACCGCAGAAATTATTACACCAAAAGGTGAAAAATTGGTAATAAAAAATGTTAAAAAGTTTTGTGAAGATAATGATATAAACTATCAGAATATGAAAACCGTATTAAGAGGAAACACCAATAGAAAAACTTGTAGTGGTTTTGAAGGCAGATATTTATGAAAAGTTTTTTACAGTTAATAGAAGAACAGGAAAAGACCAATAAACCGGTGGTTATGGCTTTTGGAAGATTCAATCCACCCACAACTGGTCACCTTAAACTTATTGATAAAGTTAAGTCTGTTGCTGAGAAATATCATGCTCCACATCATATTATTGTTTCACATACACAAGACAGTAAAAAGAATCCTTTAAGTGCTTCACAGAAAGTTAAACACCTAAAAAGATATGAACCTGGAGCAAATATTAGGTCATCATCAAAACAAAGTCCTAACTTTTTAACTCATGCTGAAGCTTTACATAAAATGGGACATGACCATTTGATTTATGTAGCTGGTTCTGACCGTGTTAAAGAGGTTCATGACCTATTACATAAGTATAATGGTACACATAAAGGTGCCTTATTCAATTATAAAAAAATTCAAGTAGTTTCTGCTGGTCACCGTGACCCTGATGCTGAAGGTGCAGAAGGTATGTCTGGTACTAAAATGAGAGAGCATGCAAAGAATAATGACTTTTCTTCATTCCGTCAAGGTGTGCCACACCATGTTTCAGACCAACACACAAAAGAGTTAATGCACGATGTCCGTAAAGGTATGGGATTAAATGAATCTTATAATCGTGGTATGTTCAAAGCTATTTTTATTACTGGTGGGCCAGGTTCTGGTAAAGATGTTATTATTCGTGAAGCCATTGCTTCTGAAAAAGCAACTGAATTAAATTTCACACAAGTTCTTGATATTCTTAATGATAAACATAAGCTTGCAATGAAATCAATGAATCCAAAATTTGAATCAGTTCGAACCAGAAATCCACTTATTATTAATGGTCCAGCAGATGATTTAGAAAAGATTAATCGTATCAAAGAAGAATTAGAAGAAATTGGTTATTCTACCATGATGATTTTTGTTAATACCGATAATAAAACCAGTCAAGAAAGAAATTCTTCATTGTCTAGAGTTATGGTAGAATCAATTAGACAAGAAAAATGGTGTAAATCTCAAGAAAATACTAAATATTTCACCGAGTTATTTAATAATTTTATCAATTTTGATAATACAGGAAATTTAGATAATAAAGAAGAAGATATAACTGAAATATATCAAACTACTCAAAATTTCTTGGATTCTACGAAAGTAGATATGGTAGTTGATAATTGGCTAAGTAAAACCATTAAGGAAGAAAATGTTAAGAAAACTAATGCAAAAGCTATTCAGCTTAAAACCGTTGGAAAATACAACCCGAGTTTTAGAGCAAAAGGACCAGCCGATATCAAAAGAGATAACTCCGGTTCCCTTGTCTACGGAAAAGACCAAATCTCAGGAGATACCGGTCCAAGAAAAGACCCTAACGGTAGAGGACACTCCGGTGGAGCATGGTCAGGCGTCTACAATACCAGTTATAACACCGAAGAAAAAGGTCCAACCATCAAATTCAACCCGCCGGCCAAAGAACCAAACTTCAACTACGACAAAGACAAGCTCAAAAAGCAAAAAAAAGGCGATAAAAGTTTAAGTGCAGGACGTGTAGCTAGACCGGATGGTGTTACACCAACATACGATACAAGAGCGGGTGGCCAAGGTGCTGCAGCAGGCGCCGGACTTGGCAACCAAACATACAGCGAAACAGTAGATTATAATAATGATGACGTATCTAATTTTAGTGCTCAAAGTGGTTCAGTTCAAGCGAATCCTCTAAGCTCAGCTTATGAACAAAAGAAGTCATTTGATAGATTTAGAAAGAAGATTAAAAAAGAAGCAATTGACCATCATACAGTAGATATGGGAGTTTCTGGTACATTAAGTGGTGCTGGTAACAAACAAGGTATGGATAGTTATTTTGACCAACAGCGTAATATTGGTGTTCAAATAAAAAGAAAAGTGAATAAAAAGTTTAATCAATCAAAAGACGATGGTAAGGACGGACAATGAAACGTTTCAAACATCTATCTAAAGAATTGAATAAAACTAAATTAATAAAGAATAGAGAATTATCACCAATAATGCAGAAGTTTGATTTTTGGGATGAAGAAACGAATCGTGTTAAAGAATTAGAAAATGGTTTAAAAAAGTTAAAAAGTCATAGTTACGATTCAATTGATAGATTAATGCAAGATATTGCAAAGAAACATGGTATTACAGGTAAAGACTTACACAACGATTTTAAGAATAAACACGGTAAAATACCTGATGAGTGGATTAAAGAAAATAAATGAAAACTTTTAAACAATTTTTGGATGAAAAAGGTAGATGTTGGTCTGGTTATAAACCAGTTCCAGGAAAAACTCCTTATACACCAGGAAGTTGTAAAAAAGAGGATGAAGAAAGAGAAGAAGCTCTTGAAGAAGATTTAAGACAATGGTTTAAACAAAAGTGGGTTCGTATGGACACTAAAGGTAATATCAAAGGAGGTTGTGCTAGAAAACCAGGTGAAGGTAAGCCAAAATGTTTACCACAAGCAAAAGCACATTCTCTAGGTAAAGAAGGTAGAGCAAAAGCAGCACAAAGAAAACGCCGTGAGGATCCAAATCCAGAACGCCGTGGTAAAGCAATTAATGTAAGGACAAAATAAATGAAAAAGTTTAACGAATTCATTACTGAAGTTGAAAATTTAGAAGAAAAGAATAAACCAACACAGCCTGAAAAGTGGGCTCGTGCTAAAGCGGCAGCTAAATCTAAGTTTGCTGTTTATCCTTCTGCTTATGCTAATGCTTGGGCTTCTAAGAAATATAAAGCATTGGGTGGTGGTTGGAGAAGCACTAAAGAAGAAGTTGAATTAGATGAAATGGATAAAAGTCAAAAATCACAGGAACGCCACGGTGATTATCCTCTTGGTATTAAAAATAAAGATGTAAACATGGTTAAACCAATTACTTCAAAAAAAGTAAAGAAAGATACCTTGGAATTATTAAACAAGTTATTAAAAAAAGAAGAAGTTGAATTAGATGAAAGGTCAGATTATGCTAGTAGACATCCAATAACAAAAGGTATTATCGGTGGTCGTGATAAAGGTGCTGAGTTATTTGGTGGCAAAAAACAATATGACACTTTAGCCAATAGAAGAAAACCTGGCCATGAAGTTGCTCATGCTAAAGCATTAGGTCATCAAGGCGGAGATGAAAAAGAACAACAAGCTAAACTTAAAACTGCATTAAAATCTAAAAATGAAGAAGTTGAATTCTACGAAGAATATGATACTGAAGAATT